TTCATTGGCTCCAAATGTTACCGCTGATCCTTCGTATAGTTTCAACTCAGATAACATCCAATAGCCCTGAGCTGGTGCATTCATGTCATCGATCCAACGCATCTTATCCTGAATGTATTGGAACCCAATCGAGTGTTCCCGGATAATACCGTCATTGTAATCGTTCCATGCATCCTCACCAATCTGTGATTGCCCTAACTGAGCGACCGCAAATAGACCGTAATCGTCTTCGTTTAATGCAAGGAATTTACCAATCGGTTTCTCCCAATCATGCCATCTAAGGAATGCGATTCGTCTGTTAGAAGGTGATTCAGGACCACGTTCTTGAATAGATTTTGTGAATGCTCCCTTTTTAATCATGTCATTATCGGCATCGATGTTGTCGAATTTCGCTAAATAGATAGCAACTTGTCGCTTATCTGCGCTGATATCCTTTATTTCAGATACCGATTTCGTTTGATAATTTGTGCCTTTCATATTGTTGTTGGTGTTGTGATCATGCTTTCCGCTACTGATCGTTCGTAACCATAGTAGTTAACCAATGTATTCACAGCCGTTTCTCTGCTCATTTGATTCAATGAAACAGCGTTATTCAATGCGATAATACCGTCAAGACCTCCGACCGTTCCACGTAACTGCGTTTGTGCCTGAGCCAATCCTGCTGCCATTGCTTCCGATTTATCTACTTGCTCAAGTTCAATTCCGAATTCCATAGCATACTGCGCCTGAGTTATTACCCCATCTCTGAGCATTACAGAGTATGTATCGACCTTTGTTTTCTCGGAAGATGCCTTCATTTGTTCGTCATCCTGAAGAACCGGAAGGTGAGTAAAGTCTGCAACTATCTTATAACCCTGCTGAGATAACCCCATTTGGTGCGCCATTGTATCATACATCTGTTGTGTTTCAGGGATAATGGTATCCGTGTAAACCATACGAACCGAATCCCGAACGTTCGTAAACGTTGTTCCCTTTTCACTTGAAAACAGATTCACGTTCATCCCGTATGCATCGATAATGGCTATCTTGTCAGCATTCAGCTCTTCGAACAGCATCAGGTCCCGTGTAGGGTATGACATCGACTGCCAATTAACTTGTGATTCAGTTATAATAACCTCGTCTTTTGATCTGTTATACCAATCCCTTTGGATCTGTCTTTTCTCTTCTGGTGTCATTGGAATGGCTCCACCGATATCCGAGTTCTGAGCCGATAATATACCGATTGCTCCGATGTTTTCAAGTAGTACGTTGCGCTTGTTGTACTGCGCTTTGATGTTACTCAAAGGATATTTTAACGCATCGATTCGGCTTGTTGGTTTGATCAGGTTCATCCCGTCATTCGTTGCCAGATAGATAACATCCTTCAATTCTAAGGATTCAAATTCGTTATTGTCGTACTCAAATCGATATCCGTCAATCAATCCATCCACATCCATCTGTCTGAGCTTCTTCCCTGATGTCATTATTTGTACCTTGTTGGAAGGTAAAGGAACGAACATATTGCGTATATCAAAGGATCTAACCGGTGAATATCCGAACGCATTTGAATACAGCGCATCGTTTACAGATAGGGAATATACAACATCCGCCCATGATTGAACTGGGTTTGGCTTATTAACTAAGTCCAGGAACCAATGATTCAACACCTCTTCGCCATTTGCATCGTACATCCTGACCTCATTAGATGCCATCATGGATGCCCTTTTGTCGATTACCGCCCTCAATTCAGGAATAGTCATGAACCATTCCCATGCGTTATTCGTGTCAATCCAAACGGCTTTCTTAACACCCCAAATTTGATTTGAGTACGGCATTAATTGATTCGCCTGATTGATGAATCTGTTTTGTCTATTGAACGTAATGCCGAAAAAATTTTCCCAAAAGTTTAAATCCATCCCATTTTTTGATTAGATTTTAATCAAAGTTACGACAAATTTTTAAACATTGATTGCACAAATATTGATAATCCTGCTAAACAATCAGGAGCGTCATCGTTTTTGTTCTTCCCCTCCTTGCTAAATGACAGGATATTTTGTATAAATAGTTCGCTCATATTGTCCCCGTTTTTGACAAAATTAAAGCGTGACATTATGAACGCAGACTGCATGATAATACGGGTGATCTTGTTCGTTGTGTTGTGGACCTGAAGGATCCGAGTAGATGTGTGTCTCTGTAGTTCACGGCTAAACATTGCACCCATTGAATTCGATTCGACACGGCAATATGTTACGTTCCATTTCTTGAGTTTTTCCGCTGCCAATGGTATGGTGATATCCGTATTATCTCTGGTCATTAGGTAGTCAACGATGTACAACTCACGCTTTATCACCGCACAAATAGCCAATGCCGTATAGTCAGCACCCTGATCACTGACATCGATATAACCGACACAGCCTTCTATTTGGTCTTTTATGGCTTCGAATTCATCCGCTTCAATGTGTTTCAGTTCATTAAATAGTCGACCTTTCATGTCTACCGGGTGCTGCATGTATTCAGCTTCCCATATTTCGGGAGCCATGCGTTTCTTTATGCGTTCATATTCTTCTGTAGTCATTACATCTTCGCAAAAGGATTTCCCGTTTTCATCCATTGCAGGAACGATCACCGTGCGATCATATGCGCCTTGTTCCATGTTGCGCCCGATAACATCATTCAGGGACCAACGTGTACCGATATCTATCCTGGCGCATCCCGATTCGAATCGTGAGTCATGAGTTGATTCTTTCCATTGGATAATACGATCGTTTATAGTGTCGCTTAATGCATCTTCCAGACCTCGATAAAGGTCATCTGTTATAGCCACGTTTGATGCTCCAAACCCGATAATAGTACCACCAACCCCAGCACCAAAGTAACCTACTTGTTTAGATGTGTTGGTGTTCCATCCCTGAAGATTTGATTTGTCATCGGATAGGTGAACATTTGGAAATACCTTCCGAAATTTGTCGCTTTTTAGTATTGCCCGAACGTCATAGCTGAACTTTTGGTATAGGGTTGAAGTACATGTATTCCTCATGACTGACCTTTCCGGATTTCGACCAATGGTCCACGCACAGAATAAAGATGTGATATAAGACTTTCCCGATCTGGGAGGCATACTTACCGCTAATGAACTGATTTTCTTTTCTTCAATAGCCTGAAAACCGTCTGCGATATCTTTAAGAAAGGATCGATTACGGAAGAACTCAGGATCGTAATAACGGCAAAACTCCCATAGTAGTCTTCGGGAGATTTCGCATCTAAGAATTTCACGTACCGCTTCTTTCCGATCATTACTCATCGTCTTTCAGTATGCTCAGGATTTCATCTGTACTTAGGTTGGAAAGGTCAACGTTCGCTTGTGTTGTCTTGCTTTCAATGTAGGATACCGCCAAACGTTTGCGCTCTTCATCGGTTGAAATGAGTTTCATGAGTGCCATTTGCAACGTTGCGTTATCTGAATCACCCCACTTTTTACGCATCTTAACCTTTTGATTGATCTTGTTCTGTTCGATCAGGTCTTTTAAAGTGTTGTATTCGTTGCTTTTAACTTCGAACAATCTGTAAAACGTTGTTTTATCGCATGGCAACATTGCTACAAGGTCTTCAATAAAGAATAGGTTGTTTTCTGTTATTGCTTGTTGTGCCTTTTGGTATAGTTCTTCTTTGTTGTATGCCATTTGTATTCCCGTTTTTGTGGTTTAGAATATCCAAGTGATGAGATAATAGATTCCGGTGATTGTCGCTACCGATAGGATCCGAAGGAATGAACCCGTCATTGATTGATTGGATTCGAACCATTGGTTGATTTTCTTTTGCTCTAAGTGCGGTAATATTACGAGTAATGCTCTGTCAAGAAAGTACACTAATGCGAAAAGAGGCATGAGTGATAATCCTATTGCAACCTTTATTTTTTTATTCATGGGTTTCCCGTTTTTGTAGTTTAGAAAGGGGGCGGAATAACAAATCACAAAACTCACTTCTTCGTCAAAACCAGGAGAAACCGCCCCCACCTAACCAACATTTTACAAATTTACTTTAATTTTCGTATGAATTACGACTGAATGCCACGTAAATGTAAGTCCCTATGTGTTCATACCATAGAATACCGATGCCATTTTTCCGCAAAACGTAGGTTAATTCCTTAATCGTTACCTTGTTTTCAACGCAGATTGTCGGTATTGGTGTCGTATAGTAGTCACATGTGAAGCCGATCATTATAAAGTCATCCAATTCAAGCGAAACAATGGTTGCCAACCACGATTGGGAAGGCACACCATTGATATATTTTTCGCATTGTTGCATCTTTTCAGGTCAAGTTATGACATTTTATCCAAATATCGACCGATTTTCTCTAATGTAGATGTGTGCAACCCCTTTTTATGGCTTGTATCGTTTAGGTACATCCACATTTGGGATTGATGTAAGCCACATTCCTTGCTGAAGGATGCCAGATTCATTCCCGTTTTCGTCAAATGATCGTTGATCATCTTCCGAACTGATCCGTTTATGTTCTTTAATTGCTTTGCTGTCATGATTTCCGTTTAAAATAGATCATCATCTGTGCCGAACATGTTGCGATCAAAGTCATCCTGAGCCATTTCTCCATTTAGTCCTGATGGATGGCGCATTTTGTCCGATGTGGATTGAATAGGTTTCGCAGTAGGTTGCCCGATTTGCTCGATTGTGAACCCCTCATCTGTATTGAAGCACTTTTCAATACCATCGTTTCCGGTCCATAGCCGACCTTTCATGTTGATGTTTATAGATACATCCATTCCCTGCGAGATGTTGTCTAATAACCCCGTTCTGTCGTTTGTGAATTGGATCAACCGATGCTCTGGATAGTTGCCGTCTTTGGTTTGGATCACTATTTCACGTTTTTTGAACTTTTCAGATACTATCTGAACCTTTCCGATGTTGTGGACCTTTCCTGTCACTTTAATAATTTCACTCATTTTGCTTTGTTTTTAATTGTTAATTGTTAATTCTTCTCCAGTCAATGCGAAGTATAGGTTTTGTAGTTGGTGTACGTATTTAATAGGTGTTTCAATTGTTACGCCTGTAAATATGATATAACCTTCTTTAAAAACAAAAGCCTTACCGCAAGGTGTAAATAATGTCAAGTACCTACCCTTTGAAACTAATCCAGCCCATTTAAACCCAAACTTAATCAACCATTCTTCGGTTATTTGTATTGGATTTGATGTTTTATCTAAATTAAATGATGTACCTGATTCAAATCCTTTTATGTTTCCGTGTATATCTATCGAAATCACAGAGTATGCAATACCAATTGATTCAACATAATTACCGATTCTTAATTCACTTGCTCTCATAATTGTTAATTTTTTAATTCTGCTAACACAATGCAAACGGCATTGAAACGACCGTCTGCATGACTGTTGCCAGTAATACTACGTTAATTGCATAAAAGAGAATATATGCTCAACTATGCCTACATTCCATCCGTCACCAATTAAATTACCAGCTTGTGCTTTGTTTAGGTTTTTTGTGTAACCTATTGGGATATTGTGCAGTTTTTCTAATTCTGTTTGAGTGCAATATCTCACTCCTTTACTTTCATCCATAGTTTCATCTGTATAAATTATTGTTGTCATTCCAGTAGTTGCGTATCGGTGCAACATATACCTTTGGTTTGCATCTCGGCCACAACTTGTATTTAAACAAGTATGTTTTCTTTTATCTGAATAACCGTATTCTAAAACATCATTTAATAATATTTTTTTATCTCTCGGTTGTGGTATTGCAC